GGATAATCTTTCACCTCGGTTGTATCACCAACGCTTCCTGTCGTAGAACCCGCATATACACATCTTTCCTCAAAAAACGTAACTGAAGAAGGCCACCCGCGAACATTAGACCATGAACCTTCATGCCAACGCTGTGTTGCGCTTGTTGATGCAATCGTTTTTAACACTTCGTATATTGCACTATACGCACTTCCAACGCTAATAATCCTGACAATCCCTTCTTGGCTTGGGTCTTTAATAGTTAGATCGCTTCTGAATTTTGTGCCTCCGGTGCTGACAATCTGATACTCTATGTTATCTTCTTCTTCTTCCCATGACTCAATAACATTTCTGTTGTTATTGCTGACATAAGTCCTGAAATCTTCCCAATCACTATTGTTATCTCTGCGCTGGACTTTCGCCGTTCCGTCCCACGTTCCACGAGTTACAAACGTGAATGTTCCTTTTCCTTCTAATGTTGATGCACTGGTTCCAGACCCGTTCTGCTGAATAATGGTTGTTGCTCTTGGGTGTATGAGTTTGAACAGCGCGCCGACATGGCCCTGCTGAAACACAGCGGCGCTTGCCGTTAATACGCCGTTTTCACCTACAGCAAGTGATGTTGCTGTCATTGTCGTTGGACTTGTGATGGTTAAATCTACAAGATCGTTCCGCGTTAAAAACGGGCCATTTTTAAACTCCACATCTTCCAGCGTAAATGTGTATGGGTCGGTTCTGCTTAACAGTTTTTGGCGGCTGTTCGGGTGTACCAGCCACATAATATCGCCGATCTGATGCGTTTGTATTTCAAACAGATCGCTTTCTTCATACGGCGTTGTAACAACAACTTCATCAGACGACTCGTCAGTAAGCACGGAATCGCCATAGAAGAACCTGAACGAAAGTGGAGTCATTTCAACCTTATAAGCCACCGATGCACTGTAAATAAATGATATAATACGGGCAACCGACGCGCTGTTGTAAGACTCGTCAATATATTTTGTGCCCGGCCTTCTTTCAACGCCGCCGTATTTTGTTGCAATCATATTTTGCAGAATACGACAGCCGCGATTATATTTTTCAATGTCGAACCTTGTGTCTATCTTTGGACTCAAGACGCCACTGTTAAACGCTATGATTGCATAATTAGACATCAGATATAGATCCTCGCGCGTGTTTCAACCGGTTCCGGCAGTTCAACGGTCTGATTGACACTTTGAAGCGTTGTTCCGATAATTCCAAGTGTCATTTCAGAATCTTCGTTCCACGAAATCTGTCCCTGCGATTTAATCCAATCTGTGATTGCCTCTGAACCCGGAGTTCCGCTTTCGTTAATTCGCACCTGAACATGAAACTCGTCAATATCAGTAATAGCGGCCGGGAAATCCGCGTAAAAGCTGCCCCCTGAAAATGCCATGTCAACGGCACACTCCTGTATTCGAGCATCGTTCCATGTGCCGACCGCTTCCAATGCCGTATCGCCGACATCATAGATATATCCGTCGCTTATCCTTGTAATAATCGCGTAGAGGACATCTGTTGACGGCTCGTGAGATTGTGCAATTTCGTTTGCCATAAACCGCCTTACGCATCATATAGGGTTCCATATAATAAAACGATTGCATCGGTAGAGCCGTCAACATCAGCGGTTACAACATCACATTGAATAATTGTCGCAGCAGCATAAGACTTTGTTTTAACGGGTGTTGCGTTTGGTATTGGCGCACATATTACGCAGTCGTATTGTGCCTCTAATTTTGTCATTGTTTGTTCCGTTAAAAAGTCTGTTAGCGCTGTTGATTGTCCGAATGATAAACCAGCTGTTGTTGATGCCGCAGAACCGCAAATAACTTTAGCATGATCGAGAACACATCGCTTTCCTGTTGGCACTGTATATAAATTTGTTTGTGTAGCAGATTGGACGTTAAGTGTTGTACTCGATAGCAACGCTATTGTTTTTTCTTTTGAGTCAGCCATAAAACTTACCTTTCTTAGTAACCGTAAAGCCCTGTTCCATTCCGAGCATTATTAAAATTGTCACGGCCAGTTGTGTTGTTCTCTTGCGAAGTGATAACACGGGCCTTTGCTTCTGCGACCTTTAATTCTTCTCGCAGTTCATCTTTAAATCTCTGTGACGCGGTTCCAGCTAATGGGTTTATAAGCCGGTGCGCCAATCTTAATATCAGCACCTCTTTAAAAAGGTCGTCAAACGCTGTTGGATCACTTACTTTGTAGACATAATTTATATTAACAGTTGAATAATCTGTTAGTATTTTATTTCCATGACGTTGCCATCTATAATCAACTGCATCAGAGTCCCATTGCTCATAAACATTGATTAGGCGTATAAAATCCGATGGTAGATAATACTGATAGGTCCACTTGTGATTTGGTGTAACAGCCGTTACGACAGGATATCCAATTTCGCAATTTACTTGTGATGCAGTTGATTCGTCCCACCAATAAAGCGCTTCAGAATCATCAAATACTTGCTGTCCTTCCCAGTAAACCTTTTCAATACTTCCGTTTGTAATCGTTTCCCCGTCTGTAAATGTACCTGTTTTATAGATGATAACATACTCTGTGTTTGATGTAACAGTTAATATAGTAGCTGTTACGCCAGATGTAATCCCGGTTATCTCATCATCAGCGGACCATGCTGATGTAGGCATGGTGTCAAGAACAAGCGTACTCACTTGATATAATTCTGTTTGTTTTTCTGCAAATGTCCATTCAAAAGACCGAAGAAGTGAATCGCGCGTTCTCTCGTAATGTCGAAGAACGGCCAATGTAGTTACGTCAGTTTGCGGGTTGAAAGTAGCTGATCCAGCACCAATGCGGTCTAATGCGGGGTCAACGATATAATCTATTTCGTTTTGCGTTAGTGCCATAATAACCTCTTAGTCTGGGCGCAGAGACAATAATGCCGCTGCGCCCTATTGCTAAATGCAACCCAGAAAGACGTATTAGATTTTATCAGAGCAGGTTTTGCCGCGCATTTCACACCACGCATTACCGGCTGATGCTTTTATCGCAATCAATGTGCCAGATGTGCATTTAAGACCTTTTCCTTCCGGCGCATTCCATACAAAGTTACCATTATTAGCATCCAGAGCAATCGTTCCAATATGTACTGTATCAATCGTTCCTGCTACTGATTCGCCAGAGCCAATTTCTAAATCACAAGCGGAGGCAATTTGAAATTGGATATGTGTAATGTAATGTGTTTTTTTTGCGACAGCGGCAAGAGCTGTTTCTGCCCCACTTAAATCGGCGCTTGTCAGGGATATATGGAATAATTTTCCCTGCATCGGAAGCTCAACGATATTGTAGGTATTGGTTGTTATTGCCATATGACAATACCCTTTCTATTCAAGTTTTAGTTCTACCATTGCAGACTCACCGGCAGCCCCTATCTGTATGACGGTTCCCCATATTTCGTCAGTGATTGTTGGGATTCCTGCCGCCCCGGCAACAGCAATAGTTTCGGGGTATCCTACAGGTTGGCCAACAACAAGAGTCTCGCCAGTATCGACAACCATCGCACAGGGTCCGCGTCGTTGCGCCCAATAATAATTATTCGCTGTGACAGTTACATTTGGAACACCAACACAAATTCCTGTCAGTGTTGTCGGCGCAACAATAACACCATTGTACAGATTCTTAATAACTGTTACTTCGCTTGTTGCGGCGGTAGCGACAAGAATCGGTTCGTATAATGTTAATGCCATAACTGTATCGCCGGTTGTCCAGACATTATTTTGGATTCGATAATAATGTCCTTCGCCGTCGCCGTCCGTCACTAACAGCCAACCGTCTATCAAGTCTCCGTCTGTTATTCCGCTGGAAGTTGTAAGTAAAATTGTTATCGACGTATCGCCGATATTTGTTGTGTATCCGGTTTGGACTTCGTTTATTGCCTCCGCAGCAATCGCTTCCGATTGACCCATAAGTGCTGGTGAAAGTTGAGTGCCCCCAGCGTAAGCATATCGCCATACACGACCGTCTCTTGACTCTAATTTTGTACCCAACGGATATATCTTCGTAGTTGATATTTGACCCGGTGTGTGCGATGGCGTATCTGTGTTAGGGTAGATTGGCAAGTATATGTTCGCCATAATAATGTCCTTTCAATAAATACCAATACCCCCATTAAGAGGGTATTGGCGTTTCATGTATTATTCAAGCGCAAGGTCGATCAAGGCTGTTTCTGCGGCTGTACTTATTGTTACGACAGTTCCAAAATACGGTCCTGTTGCAGCAAATACACCTACTGCACCTGCGACTGCTGAAGCTGCCGGGAAGCCACACGCACACCCAATAACTAATGTCTCTGCGGTGTCAACAATCATCGGGCAAGGGCCTTTTGTCTGTACCCATCCGTAATAGCTCGCGGGAATAACAACATTTGGAACACCTGCCGCTATCCCGGTCGGCGTTGTCGGCATCACGACACAATCAGCGAATTTGTTTTTGATGAAAGTAAATTCACTTGTTGCGGCTGTTGCAACACGAATTGGTTCATGCAATTCGAGACTCATAATCGTATCGCTTGTAATCCACTCATTCCACTTGATAGGATAAGCATAACCAAGGCCAGTTCCTTTATTGACAACAAGAGTTCCGTCTGTCAACTCCCCGTCAGAAAGCGCATTCGCTGTTGTTAGAAGTGCTGTGATAGTTGTATCGCCAATGGAAGTTGTATATCCCGTTTGTACTTGATCCAGCGTTTGTGCATCGGGGGCCTCAGACTGCGCCATTAAAGCAACTTCAAGTTGTGTCGAACCGTTTCTTATATACCGCCATACACGACCTCTTGAACCGTTTAGCTTGGTTCCAAGCCTGTATTTTTGATCGACTGTCGGTGTGAATAACCCTTCTTGAGGATCTCCTTGAAGGCCTCCGGGCGGGGTTGACAAAACTTGATATCTGCTGTTTACAATTTCTGTAGCCATAATATTTATCTCCTAAATATGGGCTTTTGTTTTAGTTTATGCCTCTGTCTTCAAGAGAATCTCGATAACTCCGGGGCCTTGAAGTCGTGTTGCACCATAGAACGCTTCTGCGAACGCCTGAACATCATAGTTTTCGTCTGGAAGCGGATCAACTTTTGTTGTTACTTCTTTTGCAGTCGCCAAAAGCACCGCGTCTCTCTGCCAAGCGTAACATTCGATTGCCGCTGTATCTGTTGCATTGACGGTAAATCGCTCTGTTGGCATGAAAACAAACTGAAATCCCATGAAGTCCATAATCTCACCAGAATACAACGCTTTAATTCTGTTGTAATCTGCGCTTCCAACTTTTGCATCTTGAAGAAGCTGCCATTTATTATAAGGATTTGTAACGATATACCGTCCTTCTTGTGGAACGGAAGCATCGTCCAATAATTCACCACACAAGGCGATTTTGTCGATTGTTAATGCCGTTTCTGTTGTGTCAGAATGATCGCTTCCTGCGGCCACAATAGACCCGTCCGCGTCAATAAGGCGGCATTCACCTGCATCATAGTTGTTGATGGATACTGTTCCACCTTTTCCTGCATAGGCCGTTCCGCCCATTGCAGCCAGTATCTCTTCGTCTACGCCGCGATGAATCGCACCGACACCAACTTTAAGGTAATCGCTGTTCGGGTCTTTCATCATCTGTATTTTGTCCAAATCAGATGTTGTATCAGACCAAGTATATGAATTTAACGTACAGCGTCTACGAGTGTGTGGCGTGCTGATGTGTTGCGTTTTAGATCCACGCGCTCTGTTTTTAATTGCCGATGTGCGCCCAATAAAATCCCAAAACTTTTCCTCTCCGCTTTGGGTTTCGTTTCTTACCCCAGACCTTAGATAAGGATTCAACTGCTGATATGTAATCATAAAAGCGTCTGTATATTCCCTGCGGAATGCTGTAGTAACTTCGTAACTCATAGGACAATCTCCTAAATAGTTTTTAACGTCTTGTTAAATAACAACTTCGGTGATTTGCCCTAATAGGGTTCAACCTGCGTTTTTCGTTCGGTCAACGGTCTGCTATTCAGACTGCCAACGCGGGTTCGCAAGGATTTGCCCGTGATTTTCTGTATTATATACAGTTGTTTTTTATTTATGCAACTATTTTTTTATTTTTCAGGATATTTTTGATTATATAACTTATTTTTCTCGATCAGGAGTGTTTCGTATCGCGTCCTGTTAGTTAGTTTAAGATCGGGTGTAAGTTCAGAGTTTATTTGCTTAATACGCTGTTCGATATTCATTGATTGCGTTCCGTGTCCAAGCGATGTGTCAACGCCGTTTGATTCTGTGTGATGTTTAAGATACATTGTTGCTGCGAAATCTGCAAAAACCGGATCATTTCCATATCTTTCAAGTAATCCTTCTCGTTCTTCACCTTCTTCTGTTGCCTCTGTAATCGCCATATTTGCATAATGAAGCCGCATTTTGTAGGCGTCACCCCATTTTGTTTTTAGAGAATCCTCTGCTTTTTGTTTCAATATTGGATTAACAAGCGGCATTAAATCTTCGTAAAACTCTAATGGGTTTTCATTCATCTCCTGTTGTGCCAGTTCCGTTCGTTTTGCATCTAAAGCCATAACAGCAGTAAACTGTTCTTTGTTTAGTCCAACATTATAAAGTGTTTCTCTGGCCAATTTAAGAAGGGAATCATCGTAATACTCTTTTTGTTCATCTGGAACTGCAAATTCATATCCTTCTGGTGTTTCAGGGCGGCCAATCGCATTGTAAAACATTTCTTTTTCGGTTTCCGTCGCGTTTTCACCCGGAACAAAAACGCCTTTCCCTTGACGACTGATTGCTATATCCTGATTTCCGATATGTTTCAATAGACCTGCGACATCGTTTCCTACTGCATTGTAAACAGGACGGCCACGGAAGTCCTCTGGTATTAAGTGGTCTTTCCATCCCTCTTTTAAGGTCCCATCTGCATTAACATAGCTTTCAGAAACCGCTTGACTTGCTTCTACTTGTGTCGCTATATTTGTTTTGGTTTCACTTGTTTGGCTTGATATGCTGGATTCAGCCGATTGATCTGTACCTACTGTTTCTTCTGGCATTGCACTACCTTTCTGGTTTTAATTTTTCTTCTGTTTGGCAATCTTTTATTTGATTATCATTTAAATCAAGGTTAATTTGGTTTTTAATGTAACCGAAAACCCAATTCATTCCAAGATTAAAATCTGTCTCTCGTTGTGAATTCGCCTTAAACAAAGGGGCCTGTGGAAACGCCAAGCACATTATTTCAAGTTTTTTCAAAACACGAAGCCCTTGCGGAGAGCCGAATACATGTTTAAAATCACGGCTTATTTGTTCTTGTTCAGTTTCCATTATTGTCCTATACCTGCCATTAATTGCTCTGCCGGGCTTCCATCATCTGCCTTTTTTGAACCATCTTTATACGCCTTACTTGCCGATTGTGCTGCCATCAGAGACTCCTGTATTTGTTGTCTTTGTAGACGATCTTGGCGTATGACTTCTCTTTCTTCTTCTGTGTTAAGATCGTTTTCATTAACTCCAAATGTTGTTGCCATTCTGCGACCAGCCCTATCTATGTTAATATTGTCAACTGTGAAGTTAGGAATAACCTGTTCCATGCCAAATGAGAATTGAGCGAATCGTTGAAGCGCATCAGATTGCTGTTCTTTTAAGGCAAGGGCTAACTTTCCAAGGTATTCAACTTTAAATCCACTTAATTCTTGTGGCGGCGGCGAAATAATATGGTTTTCAAGCAACAAAAGAACACTTCTTTCAATTAAAGGTGTTAGACATTCACTATACAACCGCATAACAGGGAGGATAATTCTCATATATCCTGCCTTAACCCTCTCTATAATCTCTACTGTCGTTCTCCTGTCGCCGGGAAGATTATCAAGAGGCGCAAATACTTTTACATAAAAAGCACGATGAATTGTTTCGCGCGTCATTTCCAATGTTTCTTTTGTTACAGGGAAACTTCCCCTTAAATCTCTGTGCAATGGATTAATCGAGTTTGCCTCCTGTACTATGTTATTAGCTCCGGGATATATCTTTGGCGTCCCCTCAAATGTATTTAGTGTTTCATAGGGAGGAGTATTTTGCAGGGCAGCACAAAGATTCAGCGCACGTTTTTGTACTTGAAGCTCTTTGTCTGCTGATAATGCAAACGTTCCCTGTCCTCTACCCCATTTTTCTTGGCTAGATAAAAGCCATCGTGCTATATGGTTTGGAAAATGCCTGTAGCCTCCTTTGTCTACTACAATTCTTTCGTCTTGGTTGATAACAATCTCTTCTATTGGGTAGTTTAAAGAATCTGAAAGCGTCATATCCCTGTTTCGCCTTCGTTGACGACGCCATATAAACCAAAACTTTTCCTGTGACCTTTTTGTGTCATTTGCATATTTAACAACCTTTTCTCCCGCTTTATCTCCCCATAACCCTACCGCCTGTTCTGCCGTGTAAGCCCATCGAATCAAGCACCGATTCGGTATCCCATCTGTATCTACATTGAACCTGAAATTAGAAACATCCCAATCTTTATAAGTAAGTTGTAATTTATTTGGGTCCCATCTAGACTCTAAATTTCCTGTTCCGAAACCTATCCATGACATAAGAAATTCATTAAACTGTAATACAAAATTACTTTTTAATATCTGAGAGTGGGCTATTTGTGTCGCGTAAGCCAAATAGCTTCTTACCGCATCACTATCTGGCTTATCATCTTCCTCTGATTCAAGCCTAAAGAAATATTGTCCCGTTGGTATGACAATTGCGCTCATGCCAGCCGCCATATCCTGTAAATCCAGCGCCCCTGTCGGGTCAAGTATTGGAAGTGACTTGTCTTCTCCGGCAGTTCTTTTAGTTGTAATACTGTTTTCTCTCATAAAGAAATGGTCGGCGACTTGCTGATACAGCGACATCGTGTTTGCGCTATCAGTTTCCTCTCTATCCCATTCTCTGATGATTTCGTTTGCTATTTTATCTGGCATGGTTCTATCCTAACACGCTTGATTTTCCTGTTGAAGGCGCTAGATTTCCAGTTAAGATTGTTCGCTGATAGCCCATTCCGCGTCTCGCTTTTTTGTACGCCTGTGTTTCAGTCTCCGGCGTCTCTACTGGTGTTGCTACTGGGTCTGGTGGAGGAGGTGGTTTTACTTTTTTTGGCTTTGACATTATTCATCCTTTCTTATATAGGCGAATATTCCATAACACAATCTTTATTGATTTTACTAAATCGCTTGTCATAATAAATTCCAGTTTTCATTGAAGCAACTAAAAAATAATTAAGAGCATTTCGATAATGGTCGTTCCCGTTTCCTGTTTTCTTGTATCTATATACTATTGTACGTTTTCTTTTATCAAGTTCTTTTGACTTAACACAATTGCAGCATTGTTCTGCAAATTCGTCAATTGCCCTGTTTCGTCTTGGTAAAACAATATGATTATTAGAAATAATCCGGTGCGTACTATCAAATATTCCTGTCCTGTAAACCTTTACGATCCCGTTGTTATCTATAAAATTATATTCCTGAATTGGTGATTCACTATATTCACACAACCATACCCTGCATCCATATTTAGCAGCAGCCTTTTGAAACTCTCGTGCTGCATCCGCGTTTGGTCTAAGATCGGTAACACAACTTTTGACCTTAAATGACTTGATTAAATCTAATATCTGATTAAATCTGTTTAGTGTAATATCATCCAGCTTATAGACACGAATAATTTTATATCTCTCTTGCCCTGTTTTTATGCCAATAACAACATGCTTATCGTCGTCATTATCTACCCCCATCGCACAGGGTCCTTCGTGATAATTCAACATCCCTTCATTACTGCAACAATTATAAACTGTTTCTTTCCGCAGTTTTTCATCAGAAGATGAATAGGCCCTTCCAAGCATAAGGCGTATTACGTCGCCCAAATTGTTTTCAGGCGGGTTTCGGTAGCATTTTAAGACATGGGCCGGATCTTGGTTCTCGCTTGTCAAATATGACCAGTTGTATCCTGCCCTGTGTCTGTTTTCAGGCCTTTGTGGTATCCATGAACCGATCCGCTGACCAACCGGACGTTCACATTTGACGCATCGGATATAGCCTATTGGAAGATGGTTTTCAAGTCGCTCAAGCTTGTTTTTATATAAACCAACACACTTTTCAGGGTCTTCAAAAAACTCAATCTCTGCACACGTTCGCGCGCCGCACGAAGGGCACTTTCTGAACCAATGCCGCTGATCGGAACCCTGCCAAAGTGAATCAATCCCACGATCTTCGTCTGACGGATTACCAATATAGACAATCTGCGATTTACCATTAACACCATCAATTTTTGCGTTTGACAGTCGGCCTCGCACTTTCCCGATGATCTCCTGCTCCATCTGGTCTACTTCATCAAGAACCGCCCTGTCAACGTGGATTCCAGTTGCGGCAACTGACTGCCTTGATTGCCCGTCCGCTGTCGGCATCATCCGAAGTCCGCGTAAATATAGGTTGGCATTGCAGATACGCTTAACATCGGAAGCATCTGTCTTTTTTTTACCCATTGTAAGGTATTTTCCGATCAATACCTGGTTGAACTGGATAAGCGGCCCCCACCGTGTTTTTGAGTAGTCCTGCATATCAGAGTCGTTTGGAAACCCGTAAAGCACCCCCTGTCGATACCTTCCGTATCTCATGCCGTGTATTGATTTGATGATTTCTGCATCAGAAACACCGCATCCCGTCGCCTTCATGTAGCAAACTTCTTTGGTGTCAACGGCAAAAAATTCATGTGAATACTCCCTTCCCTCCATGACAAACGGCAGCCCTGTTGCCAGTTTAAGCTTACCTGTTGTGGCCCAAAACGCAGGATCAGCGGCGCACATATCTTCTATTTCTTGAATATCAGATTGTGTAACATTGACATCCATCTATTTTTTCTTGTCTGAAATGCCAGCATCTTTAAGCTGTTGTTTTATTTTTCGCGTTCTGGAAACACGGAACATGTTAAAAAAGCTCATTTTACCACCGAATCGCTTGTTTTTGGCTTCTTCTCGTTCTTTTTTAGCAGCTTCAGCCTTTTTTCTTGCCTCTTCTTCGCGTTTTTTCTTTTCAGCAAGTTTACGCGAGGCTTCTTCTTTGTCAATATTCGTTGTTTTGCGTGTTTTTTCTAGTGCTGAAAGACCTTTAAGGATTGTTTGACCTGACTTTGTTTTAGGCATTTTACATCTCCTATTGCTTTAATAGCAGGATAGTGATATTTACAAGAAGATTGTATAAAGAATAAATAAGGAATGTCAATAAAAAACTCCTGCAAACCTTTGTTGTGTAATTGTTGCTATATAAGGTTATCGTCGCCGGGACCGACCCGACTTGCTTGCAGGAGTTTATATTTTGTAGAACAAAATGCTGTCCTTAATGTAACCCGGAGGACAGCGGGGCCGGGTTTATGAAGTGTTTCTGTTTTTTATAATACGCCCGGCCAAGCAGTTAAGCAAGTATCTCCGGGCGCTTTTAGGGAGAAAACTCATTGGTTTTGTATAAAATAATCTTTCATATTCACAATCCCGTCGTTGTTGAAATCAAAGTTTTTGTTGCCAGAAAGCCAATACTCTGATATTTGTGGTGGCGGGATAATTTCAATCTCAACATAATCATTTTCAGGCTCTATCGGAACAATATAGCAGTCCAGTACACGGTTCGGGTCGAAGTATTCGCTTTCACAAAATCCTTCGCTGTAGATATCGAGTTCCGTATTAGTGTAATTCGGGTCCGATGGGTCCCATCCTTCAATCGGCCTGAACCGATCATATATCGCTTGTTGATTGTTGTATCCGCCCCATAATTCAAACGTCAACTCGTTATAATAATTCACATCTTCAAGAAGAAAATAATCGGTTCTTATGATATGAACCCTGCCGTTTGATGCAATAACATACAGCGGGACTATCACGCCATCGGCAACACTTGTTTTTATTTTTGCTGAAAGAGACAGTGTTGTAAAATCAAAATCTGTTGCCGTTTTTACCGTGTATGAATACGTGGTTGGATATGCGTGAAAGAATACCTGATCTGGATCATTAAAATTCGATGCAACAATATTATTTTTAGGAACACTGTAACCGTTTCCAACCCTCCCTTTCTGTTGTACCAAACTGACAGACATGTTCATTCCATATTCCGGTAATCCGTCAGAGCTTGTCAATGCAGAAATTTCATCTTCTGTTAGGTTGTAGCTTCCAAACGATTGTTGGTTGTTTGCAAGCCATACAGGTCGTTGTAAACATGCCATCGCTCCGGCGTATTCGACTTGTTCGGCGGAAGTTCTGTAATCCATCTGTGCTGAACACTGACACCCTGTCGCGTCTGGTTTTTGAAAATAAGCCCCTGTAAAGCAATCTCTGTTTGGCTGTACAGACCAATCACGGCGACCGTAAGCAAGCACCTGACCTTCATCATTTGTAATGCCAGTTGACTCAATCCTTATTTCTTCGATAAAAACAGGGTCCACACCACCAACTCCGTTGTTGGTGTAATACACACCGCCATTGGGAAGATCCGCTTCCATGCGAAGATTTGCATCTTCAATCAATTCATCGTTGTAGTCTTTATATTGGAATCCTGCCGTGTTAATCCCGTCCGTCCAGCACACGATTTCACATGCCTTTCGTGTCGGCCCCGTCCTTCCCCTGTTGTCACAACCGCATATAATAAACAGAACAATACAAATAAACGTTATAACCAGCCAAAAAATCCAATTTCGCAACATACGACACCTCTCTTTCTGAAAAGGTATCATCCGTGACTATTTAGCATCCGTTTTATTTCAGTTCTCTTCTCCATAAATTCAAAGTGCTTGTCTTTGCCGATAAATAAAATATACCCATCTGCGGAGTTATGCCATCGTTCGATATAGCGTATCAGATGAGCTTCTGCGTCTTCTATATTATTAACAATCAACCCAACTTCGATATGTTTTCCGGTCAATTCATTCAAAGCCCAGCAATCAACCTGAATCTGTTTTTTCTTTTCTTCTTTGTCGTTGTGCTGTCTAAGTGCCGCCTGTATTTTGTCGAGAGGTATGGTTCTAAAGCGATGTTCGATGCGTATATCTTCAATAATATCTTTGGTTGTTTCTATGGGTTGATCTTGTATAATCTTTTTTAACAGGCTTATCTCACCTGCTGTTGAGTTTGGCCAGAAGTCGCTCGACATTTTCAACATTTTTTTTACATCTTCTTCAAGCAATTTTGTTCTCCGGTTTACAATATTTTGTTTATAAATGACAAGTGTGTCAAGAACAATTAGAACAATTCTCCGTATTTCATCGCCTCATTTACTTTATTTTTCGTGTCCATTTCTGTTTTCGGCCTGAAATTATCCATATTATAGTTATCAATATCGAAGATGCCGGGCAGGAATTTACGGTATCCGCGTGTCGCAAACGCCCATAGGTTAAAATCCCATGCCTGCGATCTTGGAAGCTCTAACGCCTGTTTGTAGTTCATCATCGCGTCAATAAATTCCTCATACCCAATTTCTCGACAGACTAAATACACCGCACTTTCAATGTTAATATTATCGTTTTCAGCTTTTTTTCTGGCAAACTCATTCCAGATTCGCACGACTTCTTTCGTTAGTTTTGTATTATTCATTCCTTACTCTCCAAAAAAGTACACCGCTTACAGCGTATCATGCTTGACGCTTCAAACTCTGTAATCTCTGTGCTGGTATCTTTGATATACCGGCAATCAGGCATCCAGTGGTAAATACTTGACGTACCGTTTCGGTAGTATTTAATTTCGCTTACAGTCTGTCCTGTTAATTTTTTTAGCAATAAATCCCACCTATCAGATTCAGAAGTATCGCCTTGAAAATTATACTTCTTGTCATTAACAATTATTGTAGCGGTCTCAAACGTCCCGCTTATCCCAAACCCAAAACTCCGGCCTGTTCCAGCAAAATCTATTAGATTTGGGTCTTGTAATAGTGTTAATGAATTTAAGCCTTCGGACAGTTCTGCGATTGGCTTTGGTAGTTTCTTTGTTTTGCATGTTTTGACTCCAATTTCAGGATTATCCAGAAGATATAAATTTCCATCCGTCATCATATTTACATCAACAATGACAGTTGGCAGGCTATTTACATCTTTATTTGAAATGCCAATAGTTGACAACTGAAACACCTCTGCGATTGCGACCATCGCAAAGACGATGACAAACATTAGGATTAGTTTACTTGTTTTCATTTTGACCCTTTCGCTATTCGTTTTAATTTCGCTATTCGTCTTAATGATAAAACAACATACCCTTCTTTTAATCCAAGGCCGCTGTGAATATGAGTGATCTCAAACCATACAAATTCAGATTCTTTACTATCCCAAAACTCAAGTATATCGTCTCTTTGATAATCTTTATCGTTGTAGCGTATTGCGCATGTTTTTATTCCATTTTTAAGATTTTGCAAATAATTATCTTCTATCTTTAGTCCATGTTTTATCATTATCCTGTCCTTTCAATAAGTTGTAGAACATCTTGAATCGTGTAAAGCTGTCTGGCAATATCAGCTATTTGTTTTAATGTCTTTTCTTTGTTGGCGGCATCGGCGGCATAGGCGGCGGCATAGGCGGCGGCATCGGCGGCGGCGTCGGCGGCATCGGCGGCGTCGGCTGCATCGGCGGCATCGGCGGCGGCATCGGCGGCGTCGGCTGCGGCTTAGGCGTCCGAGGC